AATTGTTGAATGAAGTCTTGCTTTTGATTTATCAATAAATCATTCTTTTGAAACCATTTATGAACTTCATCATCATCTAAGAGATTAGAATTTTCAAGATATTTACATTTAACATAAGTTTGCTTCTTTTCCTTTTTAATCCTTCGGATAAAAGCATATATAATAATTGTAGTAAAATATGCAAATGGACTACTTGATTTGGCTGGATCAAAATTGTTCATATATTGAATAGAATTTTCCACGCCATCTGATACGAATTCTTCCCGATAGGTATAATTCATAAAGTTACCTTTGTAAGATAACTTGGTAGCTATATCAAGGAAACATTTGCCGATATATTCAGGTATTCTAGGTTTAGGCAGATGGAGTTTTTCTGCCTCTTTAACTTGTTTTTTATATTCAATCAATGCTGCCAACAAAAGATCATTATCGACATAATCCTTTTGATCTTTTATAATTTTCTTTGGACGCCGTTTTATATTTTTCATGTATTTGAGAGTTTCGATACCTTTTGGGTTACTCTCTATATCTATAATAACGTGTTTCAGATGCCAAGTAAAGAAGAACCGGGCAATAAAATCCAATATAGGAAAATTAATTTTGGTTAGGAAAGTTGGATTGGATAATCTTCCAATCAAGATTGGATATTATTTCAATTTGGATTGGGATATAGAAATTGATAAACCAGTAGGAAATAATCTTTAAGGAACTTTAATCAACCATGGTTTATTGTATTATGGATTTGAAAGGACTATAGTGTATCAAGGAACCCACACCCAATAATACAACCAAAAAATATCAATGTCAAGCTTTATTTTCAAATTTTTAGGAATAGCCAAAACAAAAATAACAATCCTATTGGAATGAAACCTATCAACCCTTACTACGCTATATGAACAAAGGAAATCGTGATATTTCTATTTTCAACTACTCGAAATCATTAAGGAAAAAAGCACAGATTTTATCATCACTATCATCTAATTTGGTTAACCTATTATAATTTGACTTGATATATGGCATAACTGAACCGTTCTTGGTCATAAATCTTAATTCGTTCAAAGAAATGCTTGAGAGCGTAATTACGATGTTTCTTCCAATGCATATCATCTATAACATCATAAAGAATAGCTTTATCACTTCTGCCAATTCTAAGAACTCTGCCAATGCTTTGAAGCGTTCTGATGCGGCTTTTTGATGGCGATGCAAAAATAATATTTTCTAGATTTTTAATGTTGATTCCAAGACTAAAGACGCCAATGGATGCCACGATGATTGCATTTTCTTCTGTTTCAGTTATTGCCCGTATTTGTTCTCGTTCTTCAACTTCTGTGCTCCCGGCAACAAAAAATACTTTTCGAGTTTTATCTTTATTTTTAATGTCTTCATAGATGCCAACGCCATGTTTTTTTACATATTGAAATAGCAATAAAGTATTGCCTTTCAATGACAATGCAAGATTTCTAATATATTTGTTCCTTTTTTGATGTGAAACAATATATTCAATCTCTTGATGATAATCCAATTTATTGTTTTGCTTTCGTTCTTCTTCTGAGTGTTCTAAAACAATACAACGAATTTTCAATTCTGCTAACTTTTTATCATCCATCAAATGTTTAGTTGTTGTTGCTTGAAATATGGGTCCAGTTAGGCCCTCTACAACAAGTGAATGGCATTTTGTGGATTGTATTGTGCCGGTAGTTCCAAACCTATGCGGAGTATTAACACAATTTTCTAAAATATATTTTAATGATTTGCTAGTCGCTAAATGTGCTTCATCTACAATCACACAAGAAAATTTTTGAAAATAATCCTTCGGCAACTTGATAGCAGTCTGCCAGGTTGAAATTGTTATAGGCTTTTCAACAGTTCTATCTTGACCCGAATATAATGAATGTATATTTTTATCAACATCATATTGGATATTTGCGCCATATTCTTGAAAATCTGTTTTCATTTGAGCAACTAGATTTAATGTCGGTACAATTAAAAGAACTTTTCCACTTTCATCTTGAGTATAATATCTAGATAAAAGATAAATCACCAGGGATTTCCCGGATGCCGTTGGACTTACAATCAATGCCCGATTATTCTGAATACTATGAACAAAAGAGTTATATTGATAATCTCTCAATTCTAGTGGCAACTTTAATGACTGCAAAAATAAATCTATCTCATCTTGAGATATTATATTTGTTTCTTTTTTGTAAATAAAATCGTAACACCGTTCATTAGCAAATGTCTGGATATTATTAACAAGACCACAATAGATTGTATTATTGGTTCGGTTTAAAAGAGAGATTTTTCCATTCCAAATTTTTGCTTTAAACTTGGGAGTAAAGTGTGCGCCGGGGACATAGAACGTAAAATACTCAGACATTTCAGCCAAAATTTCAGGCTCAGCTAAAACTCGAAAGTAAACTTCATCGAGTTTTTGTAATTCAATAGTGTCCATTATAACTAAAAGCCTGAACTGAATTTGAGAAATTCAAGGGAATTTTTTATCAGAAATGTTCTAGTATTAAGTTGTTTGATGATTTCTTTGAGAAAATCAACTTTCTCTTTTTGAAGGGCTAAGTTTAGTAAATGTTTAATTATATCATCATCTGCCTGTAGATATGTGTCAACATCTTGTTTCAAAACTTTTAACTGAAAAGGTTCCCAATTATTTTTAGAAAGAGCATCATCATCTAACCGACCAGTATAATATTCAGTTTTAATCTTGCGTAATTTATAATAGTCTTTTTCTAGCTTTGAATAGAGTAGATTTTCGTTGATAAGCAATTCATAATACTTAGCATGTAATTTAGGAATTTTAATTGATTCGTTCGCTAAATCTGTCACATCAATATTAATGTCTTGTTTCCAAGAACTCACTAGGTCATCAATTTTCATTATTTTCTTTTTTTCTTCTTACTTACAACCTTTTCTGTTACTTTTTTATTTCCAAGTAGTAAAGATTCTTTTATCCAATCAAGCAATTTTAAATTATCTTTGAATATTGTAGCATAACCATTCGCAAAAGCTGCAACATATTTTTCTTCTTCTGCTTCACTTTTAAATGTGATGCCAAAAACATAACAAGCCGCATGGCCCAATTCATGTAAAAGAGTTGAAACAGTTTCACAGTAATTGTGTTCTTCATTTAGCTTAATATAATGCCATTGGGGAAATGTTGCGCCAGAAAGTCGTTCTGGATTATCTGATCGTTTTTCTTTAAATGTTTTAATATCAAAATCTGCATAACCAACTTTAATTGGACTTGGAGCATCGAAAACATTTTTAGTTTTTCTAGTTTTTCTTTTTTTCATATTAAAACTATTATTACAATTATAACTAAAAAAAGATAGTTAGTCAATATGATTATGGCAATCTGTTTATTCTATAAACCATATATTTGAAAGTAACTGTAGCCGTCAAATACTGAACATCAGCGTCCATAGAAGTGAGAATTAAATCTGACAAAGAATATGGAAATAAATATTCAAACTTTGCTTCAAATCTTGGAACCATTTGGTTAGTAAACATAATTAAGGTGCCATCAACTTGCGTTTCGCCAATTCCTGGATTTGGCACAACTGTAGATTGTAATAGCCTTTTGTATTGTTCAAAGTTTTCTGGAAAGCCCAAACCAATAATCCAGTCGAAAATTTCCAAATAATTTTTAAGATCTTCATCAACGCGGAAGTCGATTGTAAGATCATTGAAAACCAAATCGCCAGCCCAAGGAATCTGAGCAAATGGTGTTGGTTGTATCGCTATTCCCAACGTAAGCCCGGGCAAGGTTGCTCTCTGTACGAAATAGTTCAAATGCGGTTTGTTACTTATGATAAATTTTAATCCCAGTTGGGATAAAAAATTGATATTATCTGGTTGCGTTTTTAAATCGTTGGACATTGGGATTGTGGTGATTTATTTTCATTTAATTGTTGGTGATATGTTTTCAAGGCTTCTGATTTTCTCCTTCTAGTTTCATCTGAATCTTTTCGACCTTTCCTTTTTTTGGACATTTTTATTCTAGTTTTTTTGGAATGATGTTTGCCGACTTGAACCAATGCCATGTTTCTTATATGTTCTTCGGTAAATGGTTTCCGTTTTTTGCCTTTTTTGCCTTTTGATATATTCTTTCTATGTTTTTTTGAAAGTTTGCGATTTTTAAGTGCCGTAGATATATTCTTTCTAGTTTTATCCGATAGAGATTTGCCAAAATTTGGATGGTTTTCGCCACATCGTGAGGCAAATTGTATAAAATTTCCACATAATGCTACAGTATCACCTTGCCGCAAATGTATATTGTGATGTTCTTCTGGAGTTACCATTTGCAGATTGGATGTATCATTGTTCTCCTGATTGCCATCTATATGGTGGATATGCA